TCGCATAGAGCGAAAAACATCTCGTCTGCATGGACTCGAAGGTCTTGTTCTTTCCTTCGCAAAAGTGTATTGACGCGGCGTAGTGCCCGATTGTGAACTCGGGTAACACTACGCTCCGCATCACAGTTTTCACATACCATTGTGTCTCCTCTTCCACAAACGGCGGTTAGGCTACAACGTTCACGTTGATAGTCGTATAGATTTTGTTGATGGGTAGGCCGTTCATAATGTTCCCGGCAGAAACGATGTCTCCAACCGCATTGTTGAACGAGGTGTAGGATACTTCTATCGTGGTCGATCCTTCCGCCGTAGCTGTAATCAACCCGTTTGCCGATACCGTCGCTACTGCAACCTTCGAGCCGCTGACTACGTTGGAAGCGCCATACGCAACATAAGTGAGCGGTGTGCTCTCCTGTTGTGTGGCAGTGCCAGCGTGAGTCTCTGCGGTTGCCGCCCCGTTTTCCAGGGTAAGGGTGGTCGCACTGGAGGCAGTGGCGACGAAGGTTCCGTCGTTGTTCGCTCCTGCGAATCCCGCTACGACAAAAGTCTTACCGGCAAGGGCATTGGCAGCGCCTCCGGTAATGGTTCCGGTATACACGGCGGTTCCGCCGCTGGAGGCCGCGACTGCGGTAAGGACAAGGGGTGTTCCCGTTGCCTGCTCATTCCCGCCTGCGTCCTGAATCTGCGGATTGATCTGATGGGTAGTCGTGCCACTCAAAGACAAGGTTACGTTTGTCGAGTCCACTACAATCTGGGTCGGAGTTCCAAGTCCGGTGGTCTGTTGCGCCATGCTGTTTTTCCCTTTCGTACTGCGTCAAAGCAAAGAAAAGTGGCGTATGAGATTGCTCCCATACGCCATTGATCTATTTCTGCCTTAGCTGATTGCAGAAGCCGCGTCGATTTCACGGATTCGCACGGTCGTGTCAGGACCGAGAGAAGTGGTGAAGTGGACACGGTAGCTGGTCCAGCCGGGGATCAGTCCCTCGGGATCGGCAACAGACGGGTCGGCGTTCTGGACGATGTTGGGCTTGATGTTCGACCACTCGCCGTCTCCGAACTCAGTGTCGCCCTGTGCGCCGAGCTTGATGCTGTAGATGCCATCACGCCCGAAGATATAAGTACGCAGAGCCGTGAGGCCCGTAACGCCCTTATAGTTCGCAGTCTGGGTGACCTGGTTGCTCTGGAAGAAGTGAACGCCGGAACCCGGCAGCTCAATCATCTCAGCCAGATCGACACTCACGAGGTCTTCCATCTTCGCCTGACCCACGGGGGTGTGCTTGAGGATGTCAATCGGGGAGTTATTGCTAACATCCGAAAGAACGTCGCCCAACGCGAAGGGGTGGATGACACCGCAGAACGACTTGGAGGCTTCATCGAACGGGCGAACCGAACGACCGGCAAGGCTCTGTACCGAGTTACGAATCTGGTTGAGACTCAGAGTCGTAAAGGCGGAAGTGCTGGTCGCAGCAAGCTGCACCAGAACACTGGAGTCAACCGCATTGGCACCATCCGCAGTTGCACGGACGAGACCACTCAGCGACTCACCGAGACGGTACGACATCTCACGCGCCACGTTCTCCACGGTGTTGTCGATGGCCGTAGCCAGGGACAGCGAAGAGAAGTTCGCGTAGTCGCCATACTCACCGATGGTTGCGGTGTTCGTCAGAACGCTGACGGCGATGGAGCTGCCCACAGTACCTTCCGTGGTCTGCGCGGTGTTCGCGGCCAGGGGAACGTACATGAACATCTGGTACTGGTTACCCGACTTCGTGGGGAGGTCGAGGCGCTCGGAGCAAGCGACAAACGGGGTTTGGGCCTTCAGGTTCTCACGGAACTTCTTGTCGTAGAACTTGACGGTGGACTGGGGCAGATTGCTCTGTCCATTAGCTGCAGGGGTATAAGCCATTTTAGTGCTTTCCTGTAATCACACTCACGTCTGCCCTTTCTCTCCTCCAAGATAAGAACGTTTGACATGATGCCTTAATGTGAGCGAACACGATGACCGGTAATCCGACCGGGTATGCAATGTTCACCAATCTAGGTCTTAGATTGGTTGGTTTCCTGAGCACATAAACTAGGAGATGCGGTGCAGTAATCCGACTGCCCATACATCAAAGATTTGGACCGAGTTTCACGGCCCTGCCTGCGGTGAGGCTATCCCTATCAGGGACATTCAAGATTCAAGATTCAAGAATGTTGAACGGTGGTTACCGTTTCTTCTTTGCCGCCTCAGCCATGACCTTCTCTGCTTTTTGAGCAAAGCCTTTTTCATGGTTGATGCGATGTTTGTACACGTCAGAGGGCATGGCATCAAGGGCGGCGAGGCCCTTGTACACGCGCTTCTGACCGCCAACAATCACTTCGTACACAATGTCATCGCCCACCGGTCGAACGGTTCCGACATCGGTAGACAGGTCTCGTGTCAGACCAGAGGCGATCCGCGACGGAGCATAGGTTGTAGGTTTCGGTTCTACGACAGGTTCGTCAGTAGAGGCCGGGGTGACTGTTGGAGTGAATGTCGGAGTGACTACCGGGGTGGGTGAAGGGGTTGACTCCACTACCTGTTCCGGCTCACTTCTCTCGATCAGGATTCCATCCGCTCGGAGCGTGTCATACGCCTTCTGGAAGTTCTCTCGTACCGGCGCGAGATCGTAGCGCAGCATCCAGTTCGTGATGGCACTGAAGTTCTCACCGCAGATCACATAGGACGGGTTCGCGGCAACAAAGGCATCTGCTTCGAGACGCGCCTTCATGTTGATGTTGTCCGCCTGGAGGTCACTTACAACCTTTCCCAAAGTTTGTGGCTTGATGCCGAACTTCGCCTCAAAGAGGGTGTCGGTCGCTTCATCCAGGTTCTCCGGGTCGAGTAGATCGCGGGACAGCTTGACGCGCTGGTCCGGGGTCAGCACTCGCGGTTGGAAGTCAATCGGGGATTCAAACTTGGGAGCCTCGGCGGAAATCTCGTCCAGATCGTTGATGCCGAGTCGATTCTTCTTCGTCTGCTCTCGCAGCTTGCGAATCAGAAGCACGCTCTGTTCCTGCATCTTAGCGACCAGTTCGTCCGTCGTGCGGAACTTGATGACCTGTTTACCGCCGATGGGTCGGCCCAGTTCGTCCGTGGGTTGATAGACGTGGGTCTTCTCTTCCAGCACTGGCTCGGGGGTGACGGGGGTGACAAGCGTATCGGATACGTCTGTCAGTTCGGTAGTCTGAACCGTTTCTTGGCTGTCCGGGTTGAGTACGCCGGTGGGTTGATCCGTAGGGATGATTGTCTCGTTATCCATTTAGTATGTCCTCCTCTCCAAAGGAACCTGATTCCTCAAACGATCTCGCTACTTCGCCAATGTCCAAAATTCCTTCGGTTGCATCGGTGGGTAGGTCCGTGGTTCGAGGTGCGTGGGTGTACTGCGTAATCTCTTCATTGATGCGTGCCGTGACCGCGCCGTAAAACTGTGCAGCGGCTTTCGCCAGAACGTGCTTGGCCCAGACCGCTTTCGCGTCTGCTGGATTGGCATTGATAAGGTCAACGATGAACCTGTCTACCTCGGCGCGGAAGATACGGTGCATGACCTTATATCCTTCCGTGGTAGCCGTGCTCGTCAGTTGCCCGCGTTCGTTGTGATCCAGTGAAACCTCTGGGTTGAACTTGTTTTCCATTAACCCCTCCTCCGGGGAAAATTGGGGTTTAACGATCTCACCCCCAACGCGCCAAGACCTTGACGGGAAACCTCAGCTCTAAGCTGTCCCCGACCTCTCTTGGCGACCTCGATTATTCAGTTACGCGATCATCGGGTCCATGCCGCCGATGCCGCCCGTGCTTGGCATTCCCTCTGTGGCTTCACTCATTCCGTTGTTACGGAACGCTTCTCGCACCACGTCCCGCTTGATGCGGTTCTCGTTGGATTGATCTTCAAGGGCCTGCTTCTGCTCGAACTTCTGCTGATTACTCTGTGCTGTGATTACTGCTTTCGACTGCGCCTGCGCTTGCTGCGATGCCGCCTGCTTGCGCTGGATCATATCCTGTGTCATCGGCTTGATGATGTCGTTCTTGTCTTTCCACTCACTCGCTTCAAGCCACATATTCAGGATCGGTTTCCAGTCGATGTACTCCTGGTTGACTTCCGACAGGCTGCTCGTGATCTGCGGATTTTCCAGGATTTGAGTAATCAAGGTGAGGGATTGTGCCAT